ATGCAATCGGCCTGGCTTCAGAACATGGTCACCTATCTCAGAAAGGACACAAGAGACTGCAACCTATTCCTTGAGTCTGTCCTATCCTATTCGAAGGATGGTAAGAACAAGAATGATGATGCACCAGATTGTCTTGCTGGTCTAAGTATATTTACTCAATCGATGTTCAAAAAACTATCAAGATAAATGATCAGAATCTAATCACTCCAAATGTTTAGAAAATAATCAGTATCTTTGTAGGATGAGAAAGTAATTCTACATAATGGCCAATAATTTTTTAAGTAACTTTTTCGGAACGAATCAGAACAATCATCTTGGTAGATTCATCAACCAAGTATCTGGAAGGTTACCGATAGCGAATCAGATCTGGGGAAAGAAGGAAGCAGTCTGGGTGGATACGAATAACGCATGGAGACTCTTCATCGAGATTCCAGAACTCAGAGCAGTGATCGACAAGAGAGCATCAATGATGGCCTCAAACATCCCATGTCTATATGATATGAATGGAGACAAGGTCGAGAGTCACTGGCTCATTGATCTATTCAAAGATCCTAATGCAATGCAATCATGGTCAGATGTGATATACTCACTATCAGTTCAAGATGCATTGTACTCTAATGCATTCGCCTATTGTCCCAAGAGATCGTTTGACATTCGCAATCTAATCGTTCCACTACCAGCAAACAAGATCGAGATTCAACTATCTGGAAAGAAACTCCAGGCCATGGACTCAGAAGACATGATTACTCGATTTAAGTTTGAGTACGATGATGACTCAAAGGAGAATATAGACTGGACAGATATGTTGTACCTCACCACTGATGATGGTATGAACTTGGTGAAGCCGATATCAAGAATAGATTCGTTGAAGTATCCATTGTCAAACATCAAAGCACAATATCACAAGCGTAATGTATTGCTTGAGAACATTGGATCAATAGGTATACTGACCACAAGCCAGAACGACATGGGAGGAGCAATCCCAATGACACCAGAAGAGAAGAGACAGATCCAGCAAGATTGGTTCAAGAGATCTAAGGATGAACTGATCATCACTGAAAGCAATGTTGACTGGAAGCCGATGTCATATCCCACAAGAGATCTCATGCTATTTGAGGAACTGACTGCCGACAAGATGGCCATCATCGACACCTATGGACTTAATGCAAATCTATTCAGTTCAGAACGTGGTGCGACATTCACCAATGTGAGGGACTCGATCAGACTTGTATATACAGATACGATCATCCCAGAGACACAATCCATGTACGATTCAATGATTAAACAATGGGGACTCTCAGATGAATACTATCTGAAGGCAGAGTTCAATCATCTTCCAGCATTGCAAGAAGACGAAAGCGAGAAGGCAAATGTCCAAAAGACTAAAGCCGAAACATTGGAGAAGATTGCTGGACTTGGAGTCGAGCTCACAGAGGAAGAGATACGAATATTAACAGACCTAAACAATCAAGAGTAAATGGCTAATTCACAATTAAATGCTATCGAAGAGATGGCTTTACAAAATGGAACTCATGTTGTCAACAATGCAACAGAGTACACTGCCGATATCGATGCAATATATGTCGCAGAGGATACGGTGTTTTCATCAATAAAAATATTAGGATCAGATGTCAAATCAACATACCTGGCCGATGCAACTGCTACCATCAAAGGTGGTGTGATCATTGCTCCAGTCAGAGGATCAAAGTTCTCTGGACTTCAATTGACTTCTGGATCTGTTGTTGCAATATTAAAGTAGTATATGTCATTCTATTCACTTACATCATATAGTCAACTCCGAGTCAATCAAGTTCCTTTGAATAGTGAATTTGAAAATCTGTTGTGTACCAGATTCGATGGATTCGATGACTTTGTTTCGTGTGGTGACAATGACAATCTAAGTTTTGGTAATGGTACGACAGATTCACCATTCACAATCACTGCATGGATCAATCCAAGTGACAACGCAAGATTTAGAATTGTTTTTAAATTTGGATCAACCTTAAAAGAATATTTCTTTCAGACTGCTGGTGGGACAAAACTCATGGCGAGTTTAAAAGATAGCATCAATAATGCAAGTATAGGAAGGAACGGAAATTCTAACATTCCAACAAACACATGGAGTCACGTTGCAATGACTTACAATGGAAGTGGAAGCAATACTGGAATAAATATATACTTGAATGGATCTTTGAACAATGGAACAACTTTTGGGAGTGGCTCATATACTGCAATGAGCAACACAAGTGAGCCATTTGAAATCGGTAGATATAGCACTGGAGGATATGCAGATGGTGGAATGGATGAAGTCGCAGTGTTTGATGCACAACTATCGGCAAGTCAGATCAGTGATATATATGGGATCGGAAAACCTTCAAGTCTTTCTGGCTATACAAGTTTAGTCTCATGGTGGAGAATGGGTGATGGATCGACATATCCAGTGATCAATGATGATGGTGGTGGAAACAATCCAGGCACAATGAACAACATGACTGCTGGTAATTTTATTACTAACGTACCAACATAAGGAAGATGAAAAAAATAGCAGAAACATATGCAATTATTGAGATCTCCGATTTGCCTTTGATTGACTTTACTCAAATATTAGAGACCAGTGAGAACACAATTAGAAGATCACTTGATGGAACTCAGTTTGGTATCAAGTACGATGTTGAGCCATTATTCATTGCAGATGGATCTATTGTTCCATTGCAAACATTAACACGTGACGAGGCACTGCAATTGATGAGTAGTGACGAATGGTCTGCATCAATTTTTTTATTATAGATATGAATATGAGAAACAATTTATACAATCAGAAAGGAGCATTTGAGATCAAGGATATTGATACTCAAAAGAGAGAAGTCTCGATCTATCTGTCAAAGTTTGACACTATGGATTCAGACATGGATGTGATCAAGAAGGGTGCATTCAGTAAATCAATTAATGAACGTGGGCCAGGATCAACTTCCAATCGGAAGATTGCATTCTTGAGACATCACGATTGGGAAAAACAGATCGGAAAGTTTCTACAACTTGAAGAGGATGATTTTGGATTGTTTGCAGTCGGTCAACTTGGTCGATCCACTGATGGTGAGGATGCATACAGAGACTATGAAGATGGTATCATCAAGGAGCATTCAATAGGTTTCCAATACATAAAAGACAAAGCAAAGTTCATAGAAGACAAGAACATCGATGGTGGTGGTTTCTATGAGATAAGCGAAATAAAACTATTCGAAGGATCGGCAGTGACCTTCGGATCAAACGAGTTCACTCCAGTGGTCGATGTCAAAGGAGAACAAAAGACAGACTACATTGAGAAACTCACAAGAGAATTGAATGTCTGCATCAAGGCACTATCCAATGGGAAAGGAACTGATGAGAGACTTCATGGAATCGAAATGAAAGTCAAACACTTGACAAGTCAGTTGGTACTACTTGCTGGACAAGAGTCGGAGATCATCCACTCTATTCCAAGTGAGCCAGTCATAGTCGATGAGTTCAAGTGGGACAACGTGATCGATTCACTGACACATAAACAAGAGACTTATTCTGATTATCCACAGAAGGCCAAAGACAATGCAAAAAGAGGCATTCGGCTCAATGAGGAAGTAGGAAATAAGTGTGCAACACAGACTGGAAAGTTGAGAGCCCAACAGATCAGTAGTGGTGAGAGTTTGAGTCTGGATACAATAAAGAGGACTTTCTCCTTTTTATCAAGAGCCAGGACATACTACAAACCATCTGACGAGAAGGCATGTGGGACAATCTCATATCTACTTTGGGGAGGTGATGCAATGCTTAACTATTGTGAAAGAAAACTTGATCAATTAGATGATCAATAAATTGAATTATTAATTTTTAAATGTAGAAAACGTGGAAAACACAAATCTAACAACTGAAGAAGTCATCTCTAAATTAGATGGTCTATTCACAGAGAAGATGCAGAATGTCCCTACACAAGAGGATGTCGCTGGTCTAAAAAGTGAACTCGATTCACTTAAAGGTCTTGAGGAAAAATCTCAAGAGATCGAGAAAGCAATCGCAAAATTCGAAGGTCGAATTGAAGCAATGTCTGAGAAGGCAATCACTCCAGCAGTGAAGCAGTTATCTTTGTCAGAGTCTTTAATCAAGTCTTATGCAGACAACATCGAAGCGATCAAGGATGCAGTTGAGAAAGGTGGAAAGATGAATCTTAATGTGAAAACAACAACGATCACTGGAGACTACACTGGAGACTACGCATTGACTGACTTCGACACTGAAGTGAATCGTGAAGTTCGTAAAAGATATGGTATCTTGGAGAACGTTAACACTGGAGCAACATCTGGAAAGTTTGTTACTTATGTACAACAAGATCGTGCATCTGCAACTGGATGGACTGCTGAAGGTGGTGCAAAAACAGAAGGAGATCCTAAGTGGGTTGAAGTTTCTGAAGAGGTCAAGAAAATTGCATCTTATGTAAAGGTCTCTAAAGAGATGTTGGAAGATCTTTCATTCATTCGTGCAGAGATCGACAACGATCTTATGGAAGGTGTGAGAGTTGGAATCGAACAAGCATTGTTGACTGGAACTGGTGCAAACAACCAGATCAAAGGTTTACTTGATGCTTCAATGGGACTTCCTACATTCGGTGCTGGTACATTTGCTCTTGCAGTACAAGATGCGAACATCACTGACTTAATGAGAGTGGTTAAAGCACAAATCGAAGGAGCAAACTTCACACCAACACACATCGTATTGAATCCAGAAGACATTGCAAAATTGCAATTGACTAAGTCATCTGCTGGTGAATATACTTATCCGATGTATCTTCCAGCACAATCTGGAGATGGTGAGATGATCCTGGCTGGAATGAGAATAATCTCTTCCACATATATGACTGCCGATAATTACCTTGTAGGTGATTTCTCAAAAGTTAATGTGAGATTCAGAAACAACATAGCAATGTCCGTAGGTTTAGATCAAGACGATTTCACAAAGAACATGGTAACAATCTTAGCAGAAGCGAGACTTGTTTCATATGTGAAAAACAATGACAAACCAGCATTTGTATATGGTGTGATTTCAACTGATGTTGCATCAATCTTGAAGCCATAATAAAATAAAGGAGGCACAAAATGGAAAAGAAAACGAGAACAACTAAATCTGAAAAACGAGAAGCCAGGAAGGACAGACGAGAAGATCGTAAAGAAGCCAGAGCAGAACGTAAAGAAGAGAGAAGGTCAAGAGAGAAAAAAGAACTTGACATTGATATTGATACCAAGAGAGTTGACATAAGCATCGATAGGGACAAAGAAGGCAACCTTGAAGTCGAATGGGATGGAAAGCATGTCGATGGTAAATACTCAAAGAGTAAAGATGGAAAGGTTACACTTGAGGTGGAGATCAATGATGACGAGCTCTATGTTTTCGAAGGCAATGGTAAGAATCGAAGACTTCCAAAAGGTGCGATCTGGAAACTGACTGGATCAGTAATAAAAGGATTTCTCAAGAGAGGATGGGGTAAACTTAAAAAATAAATTGCAATGCTACTGACAACTGATGACTTCATAAACAAGTGGGAACTATCCACTGGAATGTACGACACAAACAAGATCACTTCATACATAAGAATGTACGAAGAGAAGTATCTGGTGCATCTACTTGGTGCAGATTTGTACAAGGAGTTCATAGGTGATCTTGCAAACAATGTTCCACAGAGTCCAAACTTCATCAAGATATTCAATGCATTCAACCAGGATCTTAACACACTGACACCATTCTATGGTGGTGGTGTAACATTCGGACATGGTCTGAATAGGATTCTTGAGAGTGATGGGATACTTGATATGTTGAAGGGATTCATATATTGGGAATATGCAAGAGATCTTCTGAATCAACAGACTCCATATGGAGGAGTAAAACAGATGTCAGAGAATAGCATTGTAGTTGACACACCTCATTCACTTTTTTGGGAGAGATATAATGAAGCCATCAAAACATACCAGGCCATTCAAGAGTATATATATATCAATCAGAGTCCTTCAATGGGACAGATTGTTTCGTATACCTCGACAAGTGGATCTGGATATTCTGATGGTGATGCTAATCTGATAGGAGGATCGGGATCTGGTGCAGTGGCTACTTTAACCACTGCTCCAGGTAACGGTCAGATAACTGGATTGGTAATCAAATCGAGTGGCTCAAATTATGTAGTCGGAGATGTTCTGACAATCGATGGAGGCAATAGTGATGCAACACTCACTGTGACCTATGTCGGAGTCGGAGATTATAGTAAATGGAATGGAACTGAGAAAATAACTGCATACTGGATATGACAACAGAGATCACCAATGTAGTCAGAACTTTAGTCTCACAGATAGACAATTCTGTCGTGGGAAAATACAACGCAACTGATGGGCGAACTTACATCTGTGACACCAAGTGGATCAGAGTGGGAAAGAAAGTCAGTGACGAGTCTGACAATATGTATACGGTCACCGAGGTAGTTGAAGACAACTATATCAATGTCACTCCATTGTTAGTATCGAATCCTCCTCTGGATGGAAAGATATATATCCCAGCACCATTTTATATCTCTGGAACTAAGATGGCCACGAATCGAGAATGGACTTTGTCGACAAACAATATGTCCGAGAAGACACCACTTGCCTGGCTTTTGGAAATGATACGAATGACCAAGAGAGGGAGAGAGAGTGCGATTGACTTTGAGAGTGAGATCAGAATATTCTTTCTTGATGAGACTGACATACGAAACTATTACACTGCCGACCATAGAGACAATGTTGTTTTTCCTATGGAGAGACTTGCAAAAGCATTCATGGAAAGCGTGAAAGAGGATCGAAGTTTTCAGACCATTGAAGAGTATGAACTAATCACATTCAGTCGATTCGGAGTGGAGACAGATCGTGGAATGTTTGAGAACATACTCGATGCAAATCTCTCTGGAGTCGAGCTCAGAGTCAACTTAGTAAAATATAAACAGAATTGTAAATGTTAAATACAATTCACAATACTTTAAAAATATGTCATTAGGATGTAATTGTGATATGGGACTATCCAACACTGGAGTTCCAGCATGTGTGCCGATCCAATCGGTAACAAGCACGTTAATTATGGTTCCTCTAAAGTCTAACGCTGGAGTGGATAATGCAATCGATCTTACGAGTGCAGTTCCAAACTGGTCGTCTTTAGTAAACCAAGCAGATGAAAGTCTTAGATACTTTCCACTACCTCAGTTCGAAAATGTCGAACTACCAAAAGCAGACTCTCAATTTGAGGAAGCAAACTCTGGGAGAAAGGTATTTCTTCGTCAAGGAGTTCGTTCTTTCTCTGGAGAGTTATGGGCAGATGATTCATCTCCTACGTTGTTAAGCAAACTACAAAACAATCGTTGTGTTGAGTTTGGAGTTTACATCGTAGATGTGAATGGAAACTTAGTCGGATCTAAAGTGGGTACAAAATTGTATCCAATAGCAGTGGACAATCCATCGTTTGATCCTAAGTTCATGTTTGCAACGGATTCAACTTGTAGCAAGATAATGGTCGCATTTGACTTTGATCGTTTATTCGATGAAGGTACAATGTACATGATCACACCAGAGGAAGCTGGAATCAACTTCAACGATCTTGATGGATTGATTGATGTAGACTTCGCAGACTTGACTCAAGTTGCTAACACTTCAATCACGTTTGATGCAGAGTTCGATTATGGAACTGCATACAATCCAATAAAATTGAAGGGACTTGT